ATGGAATACCAGATAATCTTTCACTAAAAGAAGATTCGATATTAGAAATAAGGGATTGGTTTGATGTTAAAAGCGGAATGAAACACGAGCACAATCTGCTAACAACCGATTCTGAATTTGTAAATAAGATTATTTTTCATCAATCAGATAGGATTGACGGTAATCACGATTTAAAAGACGCAGTTGCAATATCTTATCTCACAAAAGAACAGCTTGATGATTTTGAATATTCCGACATCAATGCTCGATTTAAAACAAAGCACGTGATGAAGCAAGCGGGCATCAAAGGAACAAGAAACGGCAGAGACACAAAAAATAAATCTCTTTACAAGTATTATGCGATAAGATTAGAAAACAGAGAAAGAGAAATTGTTTATAAACTAAAAAATTATAAATCAACAGATAGATTAGTTTTTAAATATGAATCAGTTGATGATATAATAGGTGACGAGAGCGAAAACTCATATGCAAGAAGAGTCTTCAGTAAATATAAATAAGAGAGATGCTTACCATTTGGCTGGTGTAATATCTCTGTTAGGGTCAGAAAACGAATTTAATCTGCCTTGGCACGATTGTTTAATGCCCATATCTGAAAACTTTTTAGCAATCGAAAGAGCAATATTGGAGTGTGCGACAGTTGGGTGTGAAACAATCTGGGTTGTTTGCTATCCAAAGACACAACCACTCTTAAAGAAAAGATTAGGAGAAACAGTTCAGGATCCAGTCTGGATTAGCAGAAAGTTCGATGCTTTCCCAAGTCAAAGTAGAAAACAGATACCAATATATTATGTTGAGTGTAGTCCAAAGGATGAGGGAATTAGAGATTCTCAAGTGTGGGGTGCTTTATATGGAGCACGAACAGCAAAAAGAGTTGCAAGTTCATTAAGCTTTTGGATTGAGCCAGACAAATATTATGTTTGTTTCCCAATGAGCGTTTATCCATCGCAGCACTTAAGAAGATATAGAGACCTTTTAACAGAAGAAGGAAGCTTTTTTGTTTTAACTGACACAGGAGAAAGCGTTCTTGATGGAAAAAAAGTTGGCTTTGCGTTTGATAAAAAACACTTGGGCGATCTAATCTTGCATTTTTGGAGAAACGCAACAGGGAAGTTTGATACTTCTCAACCAATTGAAGAAAGAAAAGATGGTAAATATGTAACAAAGGTTCTTCCATTAGAAAAAAGATATTCTGGTAGATTTTTTACTTTTGATTATGTATTTAAAATATTAGAACAAGAAGCATATAATAAAGTTGAGATGCCATGGTTTTATCAAATCGACACTTGGGAAAACTGGAAAGCATTTTTGTCCTCAAAAGAATCAGAGATTTTAAAGTATCCCAAAATGAAGTTATTAAATTCTGGTGACTGGAAAGGAATAGCACAAGAAAAATAGACTATTTATAGTGGAGTATTAATGACTACAAAATATTTTGATTATAGAGCAGGTCTTGGTAATGTTGGTTCATACCAAGCTTCTGCAAAACCATTCCTTTCTTCTTCCATAAATGTTTCCTCAAGTGGCGACGTTGTAAGAATTGACTTTCCAAATGTAACAAGATTTGTTACTATTAAAAATACCGGACCTGATGATGGTTCGGCTGATATTAACATGAGAGTTGGGTTTTCACAAAACGGCATCAATAATGGGAATTATTTAACAGTCAACAATCAAGAATCTTATTCTGCTGATTGGAGAGTAACTTCGGTTTTCTTGAAAGTAGACACCGTTGGGACTTTTAACGCAACAGCATCTATTATTGGTGGAATGACTGCAATTGATTCTGTAGAATTAAAACACAACTGGACTGGTTCCGAGGGAGTAGGATAATGCCACAAGGCGGATTTAGCAGAGATTTTCAAACAGCAACAAATTTAAGACATAGAGCAGAACAAGAATTAAGAAGAAAAGAAAGAGACTTAATCGGCGATGAAGTCATAGAAAAACTTAATCCTTATTTTGAAAGAAAGATATCCAAGATAGAAGAAGGTTTAATTTTGAAACAAGACGAAACAATAGAAGAGTTTATTACAATGATGAGAAGCAGAAATGTCCTTCTTAAATATTTATTGTGGACAAACGTTGTCACGCTTGTTGCATTATCATTTACGTTAGGATATTTCTTATGAAAGTTAAATATTTGATAGAAAAATTACAAAGAGAAAATCCTGACGAAGAAGTTGTTTTTATAATAGACAGCAACAGATCTGAATACCACGTTTTGGAGTGGAAACCATTTCTACACGCTGGTCCAAAAGAATTTATTGATAAACAAGGTGAAAAATATTTCACAAGTGTTGTTATGATAAAAACCAAAAAATACCCATGATAAAAAAAGGGTGATGCCCGATTGAAAACCGGACACCACCCCCGAACTACGCCCTAGTCGTAGAATAATCGAAATTATTCTGCAACTGGTGTCATATCGAGTTTAAACTCTTGACCAGTCGCATTATTTCTAATACGAATATGGTCAGATTCCTCGAATAGTGTCCAATCACCGCGCTCATTCTTCATGTGGAAATCGCCTGTGTATACGTTAGTTGCGTAAACATCGCCCCAACGTTGATTTGCACCAGAACCACCAATGTTGCGTGTAGCACCATCTGGAAGAAGGTGAGAATCAAACAGACCATTAGCAGTGATTAAGTCACTTGAATCACTACCCAAATCAACGTTACCGTCAACAGCAAGGTTACGAGTAACAGTCAAGTCTTGACCGATTGTCACATCATCTGGAAGACCAATGGTCAAAGTTTGACCAGAAGCACTTGTTTCGATTTCGTTATTAGTACCAGCGATAGTCAAAGATTGAGTATCGAGGTCTACAGCACCTGTACCAGAATCACCAGCAAAATCTACATCTTGAGAACCAAGTTGAGCATCAACATAAGCTTTGATTGATTGTTGCGTTGCAAGAGCAGTCGCAGAATCAGAAGTCAATCCATCTTCGTCAAGGATAGACGAAATTTGAGTTGTTCCATTAAGGTCAAGGCTTGCAAAGTATGCATCACCAGAACCTGACATGTCACCAGCAACTTCAACTCTTCTGTTGTTGCTGCTAGCAGTACCACTCAAAGTCATAAAGACATCAGATGTGTTAGATTTAATGTTAGCTTCACCATCTTCAGCACCCATTAGAATAATGTCTCTACCGTTAACTGTCAAATCTGAACCAACTTGGAAGTTGTAAGCAGCTTCGGTGTTGCCATTGTCGTCAAGACGGAAAGCATCATATCCACCAGCGTCTTTGATTACGCCACCTTTGATTACAACTTCAATGCTTCCATCACCAATCGCAAGACCTTCAGAGTCGCCAAAGTCGATCATTGCAGTTCCATCGCTGTTTTTAACTTGGTTGCCATTGAGTCTGATGTCGCCACCAACTGTAAGGTCAGTTCCATCAAATGCCAAGTTTGCACTGTCTTGTAGTTCACCAGAAGCACCAGCATAAGTGACACGTCCGCTTGTTAGATCATCAACTTGCATTGAAGAAGCGGTCAATCCACTGTTAAAGTCACCAGCACCATTAAAGGTAGCAGCACCAGCAACAGTCAATCCAGCTTGTAGATTAACAGCGCCTTGGAAATCAGCAGAGCTATTAGCATCAAGAGCGCCAGCCATTGTTACTGCACCAAGATCAGAAGCACCAGAAACAGCAAGGCTTGCACCTTGAAGCTCTACAGAAGCTGAAAAGTGGTTTGCAGATAATGCAGCACCAGCACCACCAGTTGAGAAGTCAAGTGCGCTTGAGTCGTAGCTGATAGAAGCTTGCCCGTCAACTTCAAAAGAAGAAGCACTTACATACCCAGATGCAGAAACATTTGTAGCATTAACAGTTGTTGATGTCAATGTGTTAATAGTTGTAGCATTAATTGTACCACCTTCAACTTTATCACCACTGATTTGATCATTAGCAAGAGTTAGAGTACCAGCAGAAACATCAAGAGTTTTGCTTGCTCCAACAGTGATATCAGAAGTTGCAATAGTTGCACCATCAATGTTACCAGAGTCAATATTGACATTGGTCATTGCTTGGCTGTTTGCGTCCATCGCGCCACCAAGTTGTGAAATAGTAATGCTCGCAATTGTACCACCTTCAACTTTGTCACCACTGATTTGATTATCAGCAAGAGTCAAAGTACCAGCAGAAACATCAAGAGTTTTACCATCGCCAACAGTTACGTCAGCACCATCAACAGTACCACCGTTGATATCAGCTGAAGAAGCTGTTAAAGCAGTAAATGTTTTTGTACCAGTGATTGATTCGTTAGAACCTCTATCAACAAGGATAGATTCAGAACCTTCTTCTCCACCTTTCCAACGATGTGCTGTTGAATCATAAAGAAATGAACCAGTTGTCTCTGGAGAGTCAGCATCAAATACTTTCAAACCAGAATCGCCAGTTGCTTGTGCGCTGTTAAGTTCGATAATACGATCTCCAAGTGAAACAGCAGTTGAATTAACAGTTGTGGTTGTACCATTAACTGTCAAATCACCAGTGATGGTCATATCACCAGAAAATGAACCACTTTCAGCGGAAATGTCACCAGTTACAGTTAGTGTTGAACCATCAAATGCAAGGTTTCCGTTGTCTTCCAGCGCACCAGCTGTACCAGCAAGAACAATGCGTCCGGATGTAAGATCAGAAACTGTCGCAGAAGCGAGAGTTGCTTCACCAGTTACACCAAGAGTGCTTCCAAGTGTAGCAGCACCATCAACATTAAGTGTGCTGTCAAAATCAACTGCACCGCTAACTTGAACATCTTGAATGTTTTTAAGGTTTTGGCTTGAATCCATGATTTCAATTTGTGAACCACCGTCGTTACCGTCAGTGAATTGAATCGATCCAAACGAACCAGTCGTACCCAGAATACCGGGTCTATATGTATCAGTCATATTATATTTCTCCTAAAATTATGCATGAGCTTAATACTCACACATTTCCCAATGAGCGTTCCCGAGTATATTAAAAAATTTAAAATATCATTGCGCCCAGTACGAGTAAGTAGTGTCTCATTTTTGATATTCTTTAACGGTTTTGTGATAAAAATCACGTTTCATTTGCAACCTATCGTATTCATTGAGATACTATTTTTTAACTTTCTTTTTGTTTTTTTTGTTACTACTTAACTTTGCGTATATTGCGTCTAAACTGGGTATAGGGCGCAAAATAGTGATTTAAAGGAGAAATAAAAAAATGGCTTTAGTTTTTAGAGTAAATGGAAGCGGAGGAGCTTCTTACAGTAATAGTTATAGTATCGATTTCGATCAGTCTGATTCAATTTATTTGGAGGCAAACTCGACATCGGCGTTAGATACAACAGATGGATCAGATGCTTTTTCAGTATCGGTATGGTTTAAACCAGAGACCCACAGAGTATCTGCAATCTTTTCAAAAGGCACTAATGGTGCTCAATTTACAACCTTGTATTCTGGCATTATTGATTTTATTTTTGGTAATAGAGCGGGTGTAAACATTCAATGTCGCTCAAACACAAATTTAACATCAGGTGAGTGGAATCATATAGTTGGTACTTACGATGGTAGTGCAAATACAAGTGGTATTAAAATCTATCTTAATGGAAATGATACAACAACGAGTCTTTATAAACACGCATCTTTTACTACATCAACATCTACCTCAAACTCAACTGCTTTTCGTATTGGTGGTTATGCATCAAATGTGCTTGGAGGTAGTCAAACAGAAATAGATGGTCGCGTTGATGAGTTTTCTTATTGGGGCAAGGCATTAAGCTCTTCGGAGGTTACAGAAATTTACAATTCTGGCACACCTGATAATCTTGCAGATCATAGCGCATATGATGATCTTACAAGTTGGTATAGAATGGGTGATCACGCTTCTGATGATTTAACTGCCGACACAGGTCAAATTACAGATGCAAAAGGCTCAAATCACCTAACACCAAAAAACACCACATCAGACAACAAGGTTGAAGATACACCAGGAAGTTAAAAAAGGAGATAAATAAAATGGCTTTAGTTTTTAGAATAGCCGCAAATAGCGGCGGCGGCGGAGGTGGTTCATATATCACACCTTTCGCTTATTATGATTTTGAGACATCTGGTTCACAATATGTGACCAATGTATTAGGAGCAAACAATTATACGGGTTCTTTCAACAAATCAACGGGTGGTCAATCTTATAGTACTCATTTTGGGTTTGATGACACATACATCCATTCAGGAAGTTATGCAGTTAGATTCCCGATGTCTACATCGGATTATACAATTGATGTTGGGACTCCAAATGAAAGAGATAACTGGAACACTCTTTTTTCTGGTTCTTTTTCTTGGTCAGGTTGGGTTTATTTGGAAAGAAATGAAACGTATCGATACGCTACTACTTCATTATGGGGTCTTGATAGAGGTTCATCGAATGGAGGATTTGATTTTACACTTGATCGTAGTGGAACTGGCTTTGGACCATTGGCTGTTTTATCATATGGTTCTGATGTGGGCGATGATGGAACGAGTCAACAATTTAAAGGTTGGGTAGATGAAACAAATAATCTTAATTATCAAGGATGGAACCATGTTGTGTTTATTGTTGATGGAGATAATTCTGATAGCTCAAATAATAGAAGAATAAGGGCGTATGTCAATAATGTCGATTATGGATATTTGGATGATCAAACAGGTCATTCTGGTGTTTATTTTCAACACTCTTGGAATCCTTCCCGCGAGACATACATTGGTAAAAGAACAGGTGGCGGTCCATATGCGTTAGATGAAGTATCAATTTGGAGTACTGCCCTATCAACAGGACAAGTTAATGCGCTTTATAACAGTGGAAATGGAGCTAATGCATTGACAGCATTAACATCAAGTAGTTAATCTTCAATTTCTTCCATGACCAGCTTAAAACGCTGACCCGTGAGGTTGTTCTGGACGATCAGAGAGGTTTTTTCTTCAAAGATCGTCCAGTCACCTCTTTCATTTTTCATATGAATATCGCCCGAATAAACGTTGGATGCGTGTAAGTCTTGTATGCTTAACACAGAATATGTTTTATTATTTGAGCCAAGTGTGTGAACTCCATCGTTTGCTGGTTCAATATTTCCAGAATGCTGGATATTTCCACTTACATTAAATCCATCTGTATCACTGTAAGTTAAATCACTTGTGCCGATTACAGCTTTTCCGCCACCGTGAAATCTCAATACTTGCCCATCAGAACCACTAACAACCCTCAAGCCGCCAGTCTTTGAGCCACTAAATCCAGAACCAAATCCCATAATACTTTAAATAGTTTTTAAATACTAAAGGTATTTATATAAAAGGAGACAAGAAATGCCACGAACTAAAAAAGAACCCGAACAACCTTCTCAAGAAGAAAGAGAAAAAGAAATAATGACCGAAGCATATAAAAAAGGCTTCATTGATGGCAGCGCAAAAGTTTATGAGGCGTATAATGGTTTTCTCCAAGACAGAATGCTAAAACATTTTGAAGAAAAGAACGACGAATTAGCAAAAGAAGTAAGAGAGATTTACTTATTAAATAAAGAAACGATGAAAAAGCCCTTGACTTAATCAGGCTGATCATATATCATACTGCACATGGTCAAATCTTCTATTCCATTTGTAGGTCTTCACGCACATTCCACAGCAGGTTCTCCATTTGATGCTATAGGGTTTCCCCAGCAACATATGGATTTTGCCTATCAAAACGGCTCTGACGCCCTCGCACTAACTGATCACGGCAACTGTAATGGTTTAGCTTATCAGGTTCTTCACGCTAAATCAATGGAAAAAGAAGGAAAAGACTTTAAGCCCATTTATGGTGTCGAGGCGTATTTTATCCCATCTCTTACAGAATGGTCTATTGCTTATGAAGAATTCAAGGCTTCTAAAAAGCGAAAGAAAGATGACGCTGGTTCTGGCTTCTCTGTTGAAGATGAATCGGAAACAAAAACAAACAAAGACAAGATCAATAAAAGATCACATTTGATTCTTCTCGCTCAAAACCAAACAGGTCTTAACAACATCTTTAAGCTTGTATCTCAATCTTTTAAACCAGGAAACTTCTATAGGTTTCCAAGAATTGATTATGACTTATTGAGAGAGAACAACGAAGGCATTATTGCGTCCTCTGCTTGTTTAGGTGGCGTGTATGCTGGTAACTATTGGGCAAACAAGGATGCGGGCAAAGAAGCGGTTCTTAATGCTATGCGTGAAACTACTGAAAACATGATGTCAATTTTTGGTGACAGATGGTATGGTGAACTACAATGGATTGACCATCAAGATCAGCATGAACTAAATAAATACATAATCCAAGTTTGCAATGAGTATAACGTTGAACTTATATCCACAAGCGATTCGCATTACTACAGCCCCGATGTCTGGAAAGATCGTTCACTTTACAAGCGTTTGCGTCCTGGCTTTGCTGCTATGGCAGGAGACTTACCCAATTCCGTTGAAGAGGTTGGATACGAACTCTATCCCAAGAACGGAGATCAGATGTGGGAGAGCTACAAGAAGTATTCTGAAAAAGCGAATGTTTCCTACGATGATAAATTAATCAAAGACTCTATCGCAAGAACATATGATATTGCACATAAACGCATAGAAAGATTTTATCCAGATAATACAGTTCGCCTTCCATCATTTGTTGTTCAAGAAGGGATGACTGAAGACGAAGCATTATCACAAACTGCTTGGTCTGCTCTTGCGTCTGTTATTAAAACTCCAAATCAAAAAGAGTATACAGAGCGATTAGAGAGGGAACTAAAAGTTATTAAAGATCGTGGGTTTAGTAAATATTTTCTTACGATGAAGGCTGTTTCTGATAAAGCACGAATGTCCCAGTTGAGTGGTCCTGCTCGCGGCTCTGCGGGTGGTAGTCTCGTTGCGTATGTTTTGGGAATCACTCAAGTTGATCCTATCGAATACGATCTTCTGTTCTCTCGTTTCCTTCGTGCAGATGCAACAGACTATCCAGATATTGATTATGATGTTTCTGATCCAATGTCCCTTAAGGCAGAACTTATCAAAGAGTGGGGCGATGATTGCGTAGTTCCTATTTCTAACTGGAACACCCTTCAGATGCGTTCTTTGATTAAAGATATTGCAAAATTTTATGACGTTCCGTTTACTGAAGTAAACACCGTCACAAAGAAGATGTATTCAGAAACTATTCCATTAGCCAAAAAAGAACACGGTATCAAGGCAGGCGTTTATGATCCGACCTTTGATGAGCTGATGAGGTATAGCACATCTTTGCAAGAGTTTTTGGATAGGTATCCGCATCTCAAAACTCACGTTACAAACCTTAAGGGTCAAATTCGTTCTTGTTCACGTCACGCAGGTGGTGTTGTTATTGGCGAGAACCTTGATAAGTATATGCCTCTGATTTATTCTGGAGGTGTTAGGCAAACTCCTTGGACTGAAGGTCAAAACGTAAGACACCTTGAGCCAATGGGTTTTATTAAGTTTGATATCTTGGGTCTTGGAACTCTTCGTATGATTGAGGACGCTGTTGCGCTTATCCTCAAGAGGCATTATGGAGTAGAAAATCCAGAGTTCTCGGATGTTAAAAAGTTCTACGATGAAAAGCTACACCCAAACGTTTTGGATGTAAGGGATAGCGACGTTTTTAAAAACATATTCCATGACGGTCGCTGGGCAGGTGTCTTCCAGTTTACAGAAGTTGGAGCGCAAAAGTTCTGCCAAAAAGCAAAACCAACAAGCCTGATTGATATTGCTGCGATCACATCTATCTTTCGACCAGGACCATTGTCTGCTGGCGTAGATAAAGATTATGTGGAGGCAAAAGAGAACCCACAATACATTAAGTATTTACATCCAATCGTTGAGCAGGTTACACAAGAAACTTATGGCTTTCTTATCTTCCAAGAGCAGATTGCAATTCTTGCTCATCGACTTGGTAAAGATGTTTCACTTGATGAAGGTAATCTTCTTCGTAAACTCTTAACTAAAAAAGGAACAGGCAAAGGTAACGAAGCAAAGATTAAAATTCACGACAAGTTTATCGTTGGATGCAGAGAAAAAGGAATATCAAAGAATGATGCAGAAAAACTATGGCAGACTTTTGAATACTTTTCAGGATATGGCTTTAACAAATCACACGCTGTTGGATATAGTATGCTGTCTTTTCAGTGCGCCTGGTTGCTGAACTATTACCCTTCTGAATGGTTGGCTTCTTTCTTAAACAAAGAGCCAGATGTTCGCAAAGAAAAAGCCTTAAATATCGTAAAAAATATGGGTTACGATATTGAGGAAGTAGACATCAATAAGTCTGGTAAGTCTTGGGAAATATCAAAAACTGGTAAACTTTTACAGCCTCTAACGTCAATCAAAGGATTGGGTGAAAAGGCAATGGAGCAAATCATTGAGCATCGTCCGTTTAAATCTTTTGAAGAGTTATTGTTTAACGAAAACATTGCTTATGCAAAGCTTAATAAAAAAGCGTTGGATGTTCTTGTTCGTTCTGGTGCTTGTGATTCTATTGTCGATGACAGGTTCAGGCATTGCCGACACCTTTGGTTGTCAGTCGCAAACAATAGACCAAAAACAGCTAAAAAGCTTGAAGAAAACATTAAAGAATACGGCAGCGAAGCAGACTTTTCACATGAAGAGAAAGTAAAAAATATTATAGAATTGACAGGACTTTTCCCATTTGATTTAGTTCTTGACAATAAGGTGAAAGAAAGGTTAAACTTTCATCAGGTAAATCAGATTAGTAAATACGATCCAGCACTAAAGCTGGCTTGGTTTATTCCTCGTGTGATCATACCTAAAAAAACCAGAGGGGGAAAAGATTATTGGATTGTTGATGTCATTGATGATTCTTCGCAATCCACCAAGATTAAATGTTGGGGAGTAAGACAAGGAGATGAAATCTTTCTTAATAGACCATATGTTGCAAAACTGGACTATGATGAGACGTGGGGATTCTCTTGTCGGGGAGTTTTTAACTTCAAGATGATAGGATAATATTATGAATAACGATGAAGAAACATTAGAGGTATTTCGTTTAATAATTGCAGATGATGAAGTTGAGTATGAAGCAAAAAATACAATAACTGAATATCTCATACAACGAGCAAGCGAATATGCCAATAAATTAGGAAGAAGAAATTTAAAAATAAAAGATAGTGCTTATATGATTGATTCTATGTCAGGTGATCACTTATTTGTTTATTATTGCGAGAGAGATTTTCGATGAGTAAAGAATTAAGAAGAAAAATAACCACAGAAATAAACGCCATCATCAAAAGAGATATGAAGCTGGCAAGAACACTAAAGGGTATAGAGATTGAGGTTGAACCTGAATGGTATGATTTACTGTTGGAAGATGGTTCTATTATAAGATCTTATGAAAAAGCTGGATGGAAGGTCCGATGGTATGAACGACACGAAGACGGTCCAGCAACAGGAAGATTGTTGAGAAGCTGGCTTTGTATGCAAGATGCACAATTTGTGCAAGACACAACGAAACAAAAGAAGGTTAAATAATGATTATAGAATACTTTAGAGTAAGAGGAAGTGCAGTTCCTCCACAAAGAGCAAACCCATCAGATGCTGGATTAGATTTATTTTTTAATCCTGAACCAAAAGGCACACTTCCTTTTGTTGATGAGGCAAGAGATTCAGTTTCATTAGAACCAGGAGAAAGCAAACTGTTTTCAACGGGTTATCGTTTCGGTGTCCCTCATGGTTATATGCTGGAGATTAAAAACCGCTCAAGTGTTGCTTACAAGAGATCGCTTGTTGTGGGAGCTTGCGTAGTTGATTCTGGATATGATGGTGAAGTATTTGTTAATCTTCACAACATTGGAAAAGAAACCCAAGTTATTAAACCTGGTGAGAAGATTGCCCAAGCCATTATGATTCCTGTTGTTCATTTTCGTGCAGTAGAAAATGGTAGTGGTAATTTATACAATTGGTATCCTATTACCATTTCTGATCGAGGTGATGGAGCATTAGGCTCAACAGACAAAAAAGGAAAGTAAATGAGACTTGGATTAACTTATAACGATACACTTTTAAAGCCACAATACAGCGATATCAGATCTCGCAGTGAAGTAGACATTGGAAATAATCTTGGAGGCAAGTATTTTTCTACCCCAATCATTTCTGCTCCAATGGATACGGTCACGGAAAGCAAGATGGCACAAACAATGTATGATTCTGGTGGCTTGGGCATCATCCACCGATACAATACAATCCCAGAGCAAGTAAAGATTACTAAATCTTTTTTGAGAAAGAAAAGAACAACTAAAGGTGCATTTGTTGGGGCAGCAGTTGGCGTGACTGGAGACTACTATGAAAGAGCACAAGAACTAATAAAAGTAGGAGTTCAGGTCATTTGCCTTGATATTGCTCACGCTCACCATATCTTAACTAAAGAAGCACTGTTTTCTTTAAAGAGGGATTTCGACAATGTTCACTTTATGGTTGGCAATGTAGCAACAGCAGAGGCATTTAGTGACTTGTCTAACTGGGGTGCTGATAGTATCAAAGTTGGAATTGGTGGTGGAAGCATTTGCTCTACAAGGATTAAAACTGGGCACGGTGTTCCTGGTTTGCAGGCAGTTGCAGATTGCTCAAAAGCTAAAACAAATAGTCAAGCACTTTTGATTGCAGATGGAGGAATTAAAACATCTGGAGACATTGTTAAAGCTTTGGCGGCTGGTGCAGACTTTGTAATGCTTGGTTCGTTACTTGCAGGAACAGACGAATCACCAGGAAAGGTGTATGATTCAGAGAACGGAAAAGTAAAAATCTATCAAGGTATGGCTTCTTCTGAAGCACAAATGAAATGGAAAGGTTCAGTCTCATCACGAGAAGGTATATCAACAACAATCTGCTACAAAGGCTCCGTTGAAGATATTATGGAGGATTTGACTATCGGCATTCGTTCAGGATTTTCATACACAGGAGCGAGAAACATTAAAGAGTTATGGGAAAAATCTCAATTTATGAGGCAGACCTCATCTGGCATTACAGAAAGTGCAACTCATATTTTGTTTAATAAATAATATGAATTTAAAAAGAAAAATAAAACGTGAAGCACAAAAGGGTTCTAAAAAAGACTTCAGTAAAAAAGTGGGATTATTTAATAAAATTCCAGATTCGTGCTTGACTTGTAATAAAGAATTTGATAAAAAGAATAAAGAAATGGTGATGACTTGGAATGTCGTAGTCAATCGCCAAAAAGAAGAGGTTAGACTTTATTGCCCAGAATGTTGGAACAAAGCAAAAAGTTTAATCGATGAGATAAAAGATGGATACACAAACTCAAAAAGTAATGTTTAGTTCAAAGTCTGATGAGTGGGAAACACCGCAGAGCTTTTTTAATAAATTAAATAAAACATATAAATTTACATTAGACCCTTGCAGTACTTCAGAGTCTGCAAAGTGTGAAAAATATTATACTTTAGAAGATGATGGCTTGTCTAAAAGCTGGAAAAACGAAACTGTCTTTGTTAATCCTCCTTATGGAAAAATTAAAGATTGGGTTAAGAAAGCGCACGATGAATCTATTAATAATGGTGCAGTAGTCGTTATGCTTATTCCAGCACGAACAGACACACGCTATTGGCACGACTATATTATGGAAGAGGCAGACAGCATCTATTTCTTAAAGGGTAGACTAAAGTTTGGAAACTCTCCTAATTCTGCTCCATTTCCTTCTGCTGTCGTTGTTTTTGACAGAACAAGGTTTAAGTGGGTTGGTGGTCCAAGAGTAGGAACTATGGAGAGATAATGGAAACCAAGAATAAAAAGATTATTTTTACTGTTTCTGAAAGACAAAAAGAAGATTTTAAGGTAAGGCTCCAATATGATGGTCTAACACAGGCAAACTTTTTCCGCGCTGTTATGGCTGGGTATCTTGATAAGAACGAAGATATGATGAACTTCTTAAATACGTTTAAAGAAAACCAAGGCATCCATAACAAACAACAAAGAAAAAAAGTTATAAAAGGTGTTGAAGAAGCCAAGCAAACTAAAAATCTTTTTGCACTCGATGACGATGAAGTAGAAAATATTTTTGATATTCTTGAAAGCGAGCACCCTGAATTATGAAATGTTATGAACTTTGTCAAAAGCACCATGTTGAGTGTCCAAATAAAGAATGTAGACTTTGGATTGAATATGGTGAAGACCTAAACTGCACTGCTGTTGCTGTGCATAAAAATAGTAAAATGATTTTGCAGGAAGTGGGCAAGAGATTAAAGCTCACTCCGTCCAGAATTAAACAAATCGAGAATTCTGCGTTAAAAAAGATGAAAATACGTGGAAAAAGCTCCTTAAACATTTTAGAATAGTCATTTTAGTAGTTTGAGCACTATTTATTTTGTATTATTTTTTACACGACCTAAAGGAGATATCAAACAATGTCAAAGAATAAAAACCTACTAAACGAAAACACAATTCGTAGAATGATGAAGCTTGCAAGCGTAGACTCGCTTTCTGATTCATTTATTTCTACCAAATATAGCCCTCTTGCTGAATCTGTAGAAGAAGAAAATATCGAAGAAGCAAAGCATGAAAAAGAAGAAGAAAAACCTGTTAAAGAATCTGAAGAAGTTGTAGCCGAAGAAGAAATGGACCTTGAAATGGAAGAGCCAGAAATGGAAGAGCCAGAAATGGAAGAGCCAGAAATGGAAATGCCTGATGCTGACGAACCAGACGAAGAAGATGAAGTGACCCTCACTGATGACGAAGCTCGTGACATCATTGCACTTGCTGACAAACTACGCGCAGCAATGGGCGGCGAAGAAGAATCTGCACCTGAAGGCGAAGAGATGAGCATGGATATGGGTGATGATGAAATGGAGA